CGCCTGTGGGCTGAGTGCGGTTACATCTCGGTCGATGCGGAAGCCGCGCAACTTAGACAACTCGTCATTACTGATGTATTCTGCTTCTTGGATACGGGCCATGCCTGGGCCGTAGCGCAGTTCGTCCGGTCCCTTCAGTGAGCCAGAGACGCGCAGCGCCTCGTATACATCGTCGCGGAACATGAGGGGAACCCAGCCCTCACCAAGGTTTCCGACCTTAAAGCCGGCATCAATCTTCAACTGTCGAGCGTTGTTGAGTTGTATGCGCAAACCATCAGCCGCCATTTTGGCTGCCGCATCCAGTTCCTCAAGGTCAGCCTGCGACCACTTCTTCTCAAGTCCTTCTGTCAGGCTGGCAGCCAGCGTTGTATTGGTGGACACGGGAGCAAATGCCTGGTTGTAGTAGAACTTCAACTGCTCATCATAGTACTTAGCCTTTTGTGGGTCGGTGATACCTTGACGGATAGCCTGTATTGAACTGGCAACTGCGGCCTCAATAGCAGTGAACTGGTTAACATTTCTGTTGAACGCAGCCATCTGGTCTTTGAAATCCACAAAACGGTATACGTCGTCCTTGGCAATGTTTGCTTTCAACTTAATGCCAGGAATCATGGCCTTCTTGGTCTCGGCCCAGGCGCGACCGAACTTACCTTGGAAGTTGCGAGACACCCACTGCCCACCAGCAGATGACGATGCGCGGAAGAATGCTTCGTTAGCAACCTTGTTCACTGCATTAGATTCAAGGTTAGCGGAACGCAATTTTGCAATCGGCTTGCCACTAAACGGAGTCTTCAGGTAAATACCGCCAGCCAGGAGTTTGCCTGTCTCAGAACCAAGTTCCTTTGGCAGGGACTCCAAGAACTCTTTAGCGGCTTTATCGGCCACCTCTTTGGCTGCACCAGTTGAAACAAACAGTTCAGATGCACCACGAACAACACCATCTCGACCATAGCGGTAGAGGTTTGAACCAAGGAATGCGCCGAAGTGATTGCCAGCAATCTTTGTCTTAAGTGCTTTGTTGATGCCACCGGCAGGGTCAGTCAGACGCTGCACAATGCGCTCGTGCCCCAAGTCATATAACTGACCAGCGGGAGAACTCTGGAACAGTTTATCAATCACCTTGCTGCTATCGATGCCATTGTTAGAAAGGGCCTTAGCCATTGGAGTGAGCATATTCTCACCATCGCGTACAGCCAAGGTAGCAATAGACTTACGAGACAGTGGTCCACCGATAGTGCCAATCCAACTTACAGGGTCAAGGGCTACGTCAAAAGCAAATGCACCAGCCCACTTAGCAAGACGAGTACCGAAGTTATCACCTTCGTTGACACGGAACACATCGCCACCAGTGATAGCAAACTCACCTTTAAAGGAACGGAACGCTGCCTCAAATGGGTTGTATTCTTCAAGGGCTTCTTGCGCCTCTTGGTCATCGAAAGGAATATTTGCAACATCGGCAGTAAAAGCAGTAATCGCACGGAACGGAGCAGAGAGAATACCAGTCTCCTGGCTTAACAGTTTGCTAAGCATGCCCTCTCGTTTCTTATCCTTAGGCTTGGTGCCAAGGGCATTGAGAGCCGTGGTGCTTTTCTGCACCGAGTTGATACGGTCAAGCAGGTCTTTAAACGATTGATTGGAGGCAGTGCGCACAGCAAAGTTGTTGCGCTCTTGCGTGATGCCGCCATCATTAAACAAAGATACCGCAGATGGTGCGGCTTTCTTCTTCGTTTTCTTCCGACCCCTTGCGAGGTATTCTTGAATGAACTCGATGTCTGTTGCCATGGGAGTTATTCTCCCAAGTTAGGCAGTAGCAAGGTGGCCCTGTTAGGGTACATTTGGATAAACTCTTCAGGTGTAGGAGAGCCTTCGAATTGCTTAGTAATCTTCTCCATCTCCTTGTAAGCATTCTTGTCAGTTGCTTTAATGTACTTAATCTGCCATGCTGCATCTTCAGCGGCGCGGCCCTCACCAAGCAAGTTAGCCTCAGCCTCAAACAAGAACTGGTTGCGAGCAGCATTACGCTGGTTTGCGTAGTTTGCAGCGGCCTGCTGAGCATTAGCAACACGCTGTGCGTTAATGCGGCGTTGCTGTGCAATCTGCTCTTGCTCTGCCATAGCCAACATATCCAAGAATCCTTGCGTCATACCAGCCCCCTGTAGTGCCTGTGCGGAAGCAATATCGTAAATATTGCGCGCCTCAGAACCTGTTGCGGCGGCCAAGTAGTTAGCAAGGTTTTGACCCTCGGACGGAACTGTCTGTGCGGCGGTTGCCATTTGACCAGCAACTGGTGCAAGACCAGCCGTAGGTGAACCCTCCGCAACAACAGGAGCGCTGGCTTGTGCGCCAAGGCGGTTGTACAGGTTCTCAATGTCTGCAGCAAGGTTAGTCCCACCACGCTCAACGGCTTGGCCTGAGCGGGCGCGGGCAGCAGAGACACCACTAAACAGTTGATTTAATGCCTGTGCACGGTTAGTGCCATACTGGTTCAAGGTGGCCCAGTAGTCGCGAAGAATCTGCATCTCTTGTTCACCAAGAGCCGAAGCAGCGCCGCCACCACCGCCACCGCCACCGGCTGGGTTGTACTTATCCCAAAGTGCGGCATAATCTTCAATACTCATACGGTTGTCTGGAGGCATAGGAATGGCTCCCTCAACCATCTTGTTAGTGTCTTCATCAAAGTACTCGAATAGGGCGCCACCAAGACCACCAATTCCAGCACCAATAAGTGTTGCTCCAGGAAGTGGTATAAAGGACCCAATGGTTCCACCAACACCTGCGCCCCTTGCAATGTTTCCAAGATAGTCTCGCACACCACCAGTGTCTCCGTTTTCCCCTTGAATTAAACCACCAGCCATCAATCCAGCGCCAACTGGACCAGCCCATTTAAGTAAACCAGGGTTTTTTGGCATAAACTTGGCAAACCTACCAGCAGAGGCAGCGGCCTCAGCGGCTGGTGTCAATGTTCCAGTAACGGTAGCAGCCGTCTGTGGAATAGCAGTAGACGTAGGCTGTAGAGCGCTTATAACTGCCGGCAGTCCTGGCGGCATATAACGAACCGGCAATCCAGGCGGTGTGTAAGGAACTGGAGGACCAGGTGGTGTGTACCGAACTGGTAGTCCAGGCGGTACATACGGAACTGGCAAGTACGGGGACGAGCCCCAAATGTTTGCGTCTGACATTATCCTCTACCTCCCAATGGTGAGCCTTGAATAAGTTTAGCCAAATCTGCGTTCGAAAGTGCGGCAACTTGTAGTGCGCGCCAGTCATCAAGGTCGGTGCGCTTACGACGTCCAGTATCCATGACGGATTGTTCATCACGCAAGAACTGTTCAAGGGCTGCTGAACGTGCAGCCTCAGCAGACAGGGCACCAGCGGCACCAGTACCATACACTTGGTCGAGAGCGGCACCAAGTAGGGCTGGTGAAGTGCCAAGACCAAGGCCGGCCATAGCGGCACCGACATCCACAGCCTGCCCAGCAGCCTGACGCCTTGCGGCACGACGCTGCTCAGCGGCCTGCAAAAGTGCAGCGCGGCGAGCAAGACGTGCATTTGCCATAGCCTGCTCTTCCTCGGTTCGCGCACGGCTCAACTGTTCTTGATACCAACGCTCAAGTTCTGGAGGAAGACTTGGAAGGGCCTTTCCAGTGTTTGGGTCAATCTTGGTTTTTCCACCCTTGCCACCTGCACCACCATAACCAGCACCAGTGCCAACCTTGCTTCCGCCACTCCAGGTTTCTGCTGACCTTATACCAGTATAGGCCTTAGCGTTTTGATTAGCGGCTGGTTTCTGAATAGATGCTGAAACAAACGGAGAGTTGCGCTGACGCTGACCTGTAGTTCTATTGATAAAAACTTGTGCCATTGGGTCATAGTACCACTGCCCAGCCTGGGAAGTCCCCATTTGAGCCTGTGGCGCAACCATACCATTGGTTGGATAATGCGGACTGCTTATTCCGCTGTAATTCCGTGGGTATGCGGATGATACTGTAGTTGTACGAGGGGCGCCACCAGTCATCAAGGTTCCCTGCATACCAGCATTCTGCATTGCACGAACATCTGCAGCCGAGGGCTGGTATGTGCTACCGCCAGCAGAACGGCGCATAGCCTCTTGGCGCTGTCTTTCCTGCTGGTCTGCAGTCTGTGTTGGTTTCGGTGCCATATCAATCTCCTACTAAAAGCCTCAAGTGGGGAACTACTGGTCGCCAATCCGAGGGGTATTGCCCGTAATCCAGAACGAGGCGGACTGGAGTTGGACATATCCGGTAAAGGTAACGGTGGCCGAGCACATGGCCTGAGGGCCAATACCGGCATTAACCATAAACTCCCCAATGATTCCTTTATTGCTAAAGGCTCGGTTAAGGGTGGTGGTATACTGAACATCTGGCAGGCTTACCGCTCCTGGAACATTCAAGGCACCAGTTGATTGGACCTTGACGGTCCCCACAGTGCAACTGGTGGGGGTTGAGAAGGTCATGCCGAACTTGTGCCAGTTGGTGCGAAGGTGGCTGGCGGCATCTCCTGCCGTAAGTGTGGACACGGTAATGGTAAGAGGAGAGTTATCGTAAGTAGCGCGCTCAGTGTCGGGGGCATATGCGCACATTCGGCACACCTTCCCACCCATCACGAAGAACAGTTCTTGCCCAGCCCCAATCATTGAACTGATAGAGGTAGGAACATTCACCTCGGTCCAGCATGCGGTACCACTGCGTCCATCAGGAGAAGACTCCATCATAGTCAAGCACAGCAGGCGACCGTCTCTCCAGATGAACAGGTTCTTACCAAGTTCTGCGGCATGGTCATCATCGGTAGCACCCTTTGGTTGCAGTGGGCCATAGCGGTCCAAGCGGTCGCATTCTTTGCCGTTAGTGTACCAGATACCACCGAGGCGGTCAATGAATACAACGACGCCAGCATCAGACCATGTGGTTGAGTACGCCTTATAAGTATTGGCTGTGCGCTTAGGTGCGCCAAGTCCACCACGAACCAGTTCAATACGGACGGCGTTAGGGTCGCTGGCCTCACCATACTGAATGAGGCGTTCAATCTTTCCGCGAATGCGGTACACACCGTCGTTCTGTGAGCCAGCCGTAGTGATAGCAATCAAAGTGTCATCGAGCGTATGCAGTCCCACAACCTGCACATCGGTCTTGCCGACATTCAACACACCACGAGGGTCATACATGTCCAAGTCTGCGCCTGTGCTGAAGTACACAGCGCTGCGATGCGGACCAGTGTTCGAGTCATTGAGTAGGTGAGTGGCAGTGTTCAAGTTGGTCACTGCCTTAAGTTGCATTCCAGCCACATCAGAGGTAACCCAAATGTCGGTCCAGGAGTTAGGAATGGTTTGATACTCACCAACATAGTTCAAATAATCGTAGCACACGGCGCGTCCAACCGGCGAGACGGCGGTTCCAGAAGCGGCGGCGGATGCAACGGTTGCACCGCTGGCATATTCAAACACCGTAGCCGATACAATCTTGTTGATAACGTGTAGGCCGTTAAGTGCAGCATCGACGCCGGCGATGTATACAGTATCGCCCTCCAAGAAGTGGTGGTTGCCTTGGGTCGTAATGATTGCCTTGGTTCCATTGGCCTCTTTATTGGTTACGTTAACCACTGGTCTACCGTATGGTGATACTGCCGTACCGGTCGCAGCAGCAGATGCAATTGTGGCCGCACTGGCAAACTCAAACACTGTGCCAGATACAATGTTATTGATAACATGTAGTCCGTTTAATGCTGCGTCTACGCTGTCGAGATACACCGTATCTCCTTGTACGAAGTTGTGGTTCGTAGAGGTTGTAATGATTGCTTTAGTGCCGTTGGCTTCCTTGTTGCTTACGTTAACTGGCGCTGGCGACGTATCTGGTTTGGTTGTATTTACCGAAAATGTATAGGTTGTTGGAGAAGCGTTAACCTCAAATGTGCCGTTGTACTGAGCACCAAGGCGAGAAATCTCAACCGTCTCACCCTCCAAGAATCCGTGTTCCTCAATGGTAGTAAAGGTGGCCACGCCGCTTGTAATGTTGTAGTTTACAATCGTGCCAACCATGTTCGAGTCATTCTTGAAGTAAGCAACGTTTCCGTCATGGATGTAGATGACTCGGGAGAAAGACGGAATCTCGGCAGGCCAGTTAATCTGGTACTCATCGTTAGCGAACTCGTTCACACCAGACACGCTGGAAAGGAACACCTCTGTCTTGGTGGGCACATCGATAGCAAGGTCTGAGCGCCACTCAATATCTCCGAGCATGAGCATTCCCTGATGGTATACACCAGTGTTGCTGCGCGGGACGATGCCGGTGCCAGGGAGCAAAGCAGCATCGGCATCCAAGTACAGGTACGGATGCATGGCCCTGTATGGAGATGTGTCGGTGAACCAGTTTGGCACAGACACATAGGTGTCATCTCCAACAAATGCCTTGATGAAATCACCCTCCTCTTTATCGTGTAGGGGGATGCGTCGGGCGTTGGGGAATGTGATGGCCTTGCATGAGTCATTGGTAGTGTCCACAAACACAATGACAACCTGCTGTCCGGCCCCATCAGCGGCACCGTTCAAGGTCGTGCTGTTGAGCACCACTGCACTCGTGCTTGTCAGCGCAAACGCTGGCGTGCTGTCCTTACTCGGATTATCAGCATCGGCAGGGTCGGGAGTGGTGGCGTACTTGTAGGTTTGAAGCGGGATAGTGCAGATGAACTTGTAGTCAGTGTTTGACTGGATATTGATGGTCGAGCCAGAGGCATCTTTGTTTTCTGCTGTCGTAAGTTGTGTCCACGATATGGCATTAGCGACAGTGTATGCAGAGGTGACGGCAGGAGACTTTGCCCACCAGATAGTACCGTTAGTCTTGATGGCAATCAGGTAGGTTCCAGTTGTAGCGACAAGTGGATACACGGCTCGCACACCAGTGAAGGATGAGCCGACAGTCTGCATTGGCCATTGGCTCTCGAAGTTCAACTCAGAAGTTGGGATGATGCCCTTAAGTTGTGCCCATTGGCGCGCACTGAAGTCATCTGGAATAGTAGATTCCTGGATGCCTCCTGAGAAGTCGTTGATGGTAACTTTTTTCACGCTACCCTCCTACTACTCTGGCCTGAACCAGGGGAAGTACTTCCTCGTGTTAAGCCCATTCTCACCAAGTTGGAAGGTGCGGGAGTCGTGGTCAAGTTCATACAGGTCGTACATGCCGGCCAGAAGAACGCCGTACTCATTCAAGAAGGTCTCTGCACGCTGAGTGTCATCTGACAAGAACTGCAGCACCTTGACAGCGGCGCGATAGGCGAGCATCACATGGAACTGCTCATCGAACGAGGGGACATCCGTGTTCGTGGCAAGGTTCACATTGGTGCGAGTGTAGCGAATCTTTACCGTCAAGTCGGTACGCTGTTCTGGAGTGAAACGGAACACACCAGAGAAGTTCACATCGTAAGAAACCTTAGGGTCGTCGTTCTCGATGTGGTCAAGTTCAGGCACCTGAGACATTTCCTCAACCTGTCCGTTGTCATTAATCAGGTACGCAGACAGGACACGACGGGTGCCGTTAGTCAAGTTAATCGTGTGAATGCCGGCAACGGGGGCAGGCACCAGCCCAGAGTGTGTCTGTTCCAGCCAGTCCCAGTCCCGCTCGCGGGCAACCTCATTATACGCCTCGTTAACCCAGGTGTTGATGAGGGTGTCTGAAACCACATCGCTGGAATACACGCCGGTTAGGTCCCGTACATGTTGCCGAAGTGCAGAAAGGTTCATATATTCTCCGTGTAGTCCTCACTTAGAGCCGTGAGTGGGGAACTTGTCCCCATAAAGGCTAAGGCCCCCGCCCCACTGGGGAGCGGAGGCCGTTGCCTTCCGAGGTTCTACTAAGATTAGTAGGTGCGGATGAGGACGCCGTTCGCGCGACGCTCGGTGGTCCCGAAAGTGAGGGACGAAGCGAGCGGTACGACGGTGTCGAGGGTGCCTTCGAGAGGCTGTGCTGGGAACGCCTTCATGAACTCACCTGAGCAGTATGCGAAGCGCAGGCTGTCGGTGTTCAAGAAGTAGGCGCGGTCGTCAGCGCAATCTGGGTCGAGGCGGACTTCCAAGTCCCCGAACTTCACCGAGGTGAAGCGGGTCTGGGCCTGGCCACCCTGCAGCAACTGGTACTGCCCCTTCTCGACGAGGTAAGCCTCGAACTCTTCGTAGACATCGAAGCCCACGATTGCGACGTTTGGACGCTTGCGTGAGTTCTTGTAGATGTCGTTGGTCACCGTGCGGAACGCAGCCACCACGTCAGCGGCGGAGTCTGCGATTTCGAAGCGGCTTGAAGCCCAGTAGGACTTACCAGCAGAGTTCGGGTTGATGCCACCAACTGGAGTCCAGTCGGCGTTGGAACCATCGAAGTAGGAGTCCGAAGAAGCGTTGCCGAAGACCATGTCCAACGGCATGAGGTTGCCGGTTTCGAAGTCTGCGGTGTTCTTGTGGAGTTCTGCCACGATGAAGTCACCATGGTCTGCGGAAGCAGCCTTGACGTATTCCTCGACCAGGTTCACGATTTGCTCGGGACCAGAGTTCTGGAGAATGTCGCGGTGCTTGACGCGGAACGGGGTGATGATGGTGTCGGCCCATTCGTACACGGCGGAACCGAGGATGTCGGACGACACAGAAGTGCTGTGCGTGCCCGAAGCGTCGGTGTAGCCGGTAGCGGACAGGTTGGCCGCGCGTAGCGGAACAACCAGGCCACGGCCTGTGTTGGACTTAGCCTGTCCCTTGAAAAGGTCCAGAACTGGATGTGCTTTGAGCACGTTGTCCACCAACTGCTTCTCGTACTTTTGAAGCGTGCTGGTGAAAAGTTGGGTGAAGTTGTTGTCACCGAGTGCCATGATGTTTACCTCCTGAGGTTGTTAAATATGGCTCAATACTGGTCTGTCCGTCAGGAGATTATCATCAGTCGAGGGAGAGTTCTCCCATCGTCTGCTTGATAAGCGCCGTCAAGTCAGAGCCGTCTACTACTGGCTGGGAACCTGCGGCTCCTGCACCAGACCGCCCGACAGCCGAGGCGGCTTTCTTCTGCTTGGCGCGCTCTGCAGTCTTTGCTGCGGCCTGCTTCTTCTTCTGAGTCTCTTCGTACTTGAGGGCCTTGTAGGCTGCTTCAAGGTTGGTCAACTCATTGTCATAGGCATACCGAGCGAGACGAGTGCGGAACGCATCACGCTGCGTCTGATTCAACTTCAAACCTTCGGACGAGAGAATCCGGTCAACTTGGCCTTCGTACTCTTGCATTGCTTTCTGTACTTCAGCCTCGTATTCCATCTGTGCACGCCTCTGGTTCTCAGCCTCTTCAGACTTTGAAACCTTGCGACGCAGATTACTTACCTCAGACTCCTTGCCCCAGGCCTGCTTTACATCACTGGTAATCCCGAACATGTCCAGGAACTCCTGCTCAAGGAGGTTGGCCGAAGCCAGTTCCTTGATTAGAAGCGCCACAGCATGTGTGGGGTTCTCAGTGTTGGATGCAAAGTGGGCCAACACTTGCACAGGATTCTCATCCCATGCGGCGTCGAGTTGCTGAAGAGAGCCGATAGTTTCGGAGTATTCCGATACTGCCTGCTCGAACTCCTGCTTCTCAGCAGCCAGAGCCTGAGCCTTGCGGGTGTAATCCGCTTGACGCTGGTATCCAGCAAGGGCTTCTTTGAGGCTAACCTCAACGACCTCGCCATCAACCTTCACTTGGTATGTTTCGTCCAAGCGTGGGTCCTCATCCGCTACATCTTCCTCGGCGTCCTCTTCGGGTTGTGCCTCCTCGTCCTCGTCAACGAGACCTGCAATCAGGTCATCAACTGTGGCTTCGGTGTCATCTGGTTCCTCCACAACCTCCTGGTTGGCCGGTGCCTCGGGGGCTTCCGGCTCCTGTGCTGCAAGGGATTCCTGAATGATGTCAGTGAGCGATTGATTTTCCATGGTGTTTTCCTCCAGTGTCGAGTCCTTACCCAGGTGTCCCATTTAGGATTTGGTTCGGGATTGTTCGTGAGAGTACGGAATATACTCCCTACATATAGCCCTTAGTGGGGAAAAAAATTCCCCACCCTAACGGCGGTACAGTTTTTTGGCTGCGGAAGCAGCCGTTTCCAGAGTTCCTGACCACTTTGGAAGCAGGTTAACGAAGGTTTGACGCTGCTCATTGGTCATGGGTCTCATTAAGTCTGAAATCTTTTGCACCGATATAGGAATGTTATATTGTCCGTCGTAAACCAATAATCCAGCAGGTGCCCTATCCATGGCATCTGCAACTTTTCCAGTCCACTTTCGTGGTATTCCAGCGTCTTCCATCATCTTGAACCTCTCCAAATCCCAAACCGCGTCTGGTTCAAAAGCCCCTTTAACCATAGTTTTAAACCTTGTTTTTAAACTTGGATACTTTGACCTATCTCTTTGTTTTTGCACAGCATCACTTAGAATAGTTAATTCTCTCCAAGCATTATCAGACTCTTGAGAAAGACGGAGGCCTAAATCACCATCGGCTATACTCTCAGCCTCTCTGAGTTTATCCATAACGTCAACGTCATCACCAAGACCAGTTAGTTCCGAGAGTCTGCGATTAAACTCTGTACCGCTAATCTCACCTGGTTTCATCTGGGAAGGGCTCCAGCCCCAATCGTCTGCAACTTTAGCGAGTTTACCAATAGCCTCTTCACGAGCACTCATACTGGACCCTTCTCCCCGAACAAGCGCATCAGTGCCTCGACAATGGTGGCGTTGGTCCGGTCCTCTACGGCGCTTTGTCGTGAGCGTCGTCTCATATATGCAGGTTCAGAATATTCAGCGGACCTTGGCGCAAGTCCCTCAAGTAAAGTTTCTGCTGCTCTTTTGTCGGCTACTTCGGACTCCATTTTAAACCAGTTTACTGCATCTTGGTCAAACCTACTTGCTGGATTTCTAACTATAAAGTTTGTCCAATAGTTTACCGACTTTGGTATGTATGAACTTTCCATTCTCATGGTACTCCAAGGAGCGAGCACTGCACTATCTTTCGAAAAATTACGTTGAGGTTTTCTTGCTCTGCTGTCCACTATTCTTCGTTGAATGGCCTCAGCCTGTAGACCATCAATTAGTTTACGAAACTCCGACACCGCACCCTCGGGAACCTGTCCGCGTTGGGTGGCCTTGAGGGCGCGCTCGAACATCTTAACGCCATCTTTCTCAAAGGCGCGGCCAGACCTAAGAAGGTCCAAGGCGACTTGGGCAGCAGTACCAGACAACAACGCCATGGCCTACTCCTCGTCTTCGTACTCTTCGTCCTCGCCCATCATGAACTCATGCCCACACTTGGGGCACTTTGCCATATGGGGTTCGACCTCTGTGTACTTCTCCGACTTCTCTTCTTTGGCCATCTCTTTGATAGCGGCCATCTTCGTCATCTTATCCATCACAACATCACCTCCCCCGTACCTGCGGCAGGTACAGGAGCACCCCCGAGTCCGGCAAGGTCTTGCATCATCGGGCTATTCATCTCAGGCGAGACTGGTGCGCCTTGCTGCATCATCTGCAACAGTTCCGGCGGCAACTGCCCACCCATCTCTGGACCCATCGGTGGCATACCAGGCTGTATCGGTGGTTGCTGTGGGCGAACCAACATGTGGTCAGGGTTGAGACCCATGTACGACAGCGCTGTGCGCAGCGTTGGCTCAGGGTCATAACCAAGTTGTGAGAGAGCAGGAACAATCACATTCAACATCTCAAGGCCTTGGCGAGCACGGCTTGCAGGGTTTACAGCCTGCGTTGAGCCACCCTCAGCCTCAATCGAGAACTCACCATCGATGTCGTCAGGAGACACTTCGAGCCACATTGGGGCATTCGGTCCAGCGATACGAATCGCCTTGTCTTCGGCCATGAACTGCTGACAGAGGGCCAACATGCGAGTACCAATCTCGCGTGCAGCCTTCTCCACATTCGTCATCTTCTCAAGAGCGCGGGTCGTGGTGGCACCCTCAAGGGCGGCGGCAGCCGTAGCCGGAACACGCGAAGCGGACTGGAGCGAACCGGCCTGCAAGTCGGTGATGCCCAAGATGCGCTGCATGTAGCCTTGAAGTTTGTCTTCCATGACATAGTTGTCAGCCGGCGTAGCAAGACGCTGCACTGGTTGCAAAACTTCCTGCATGCCCACGTTGCCAGGAAGGTCAACAGGAATCACTTGGTCAGGTCGGTTCTCAGCAAGTGCTTTGGACAATTCTGGGGTCAGAACCTTCTTGTTGATGAAGTACTTGTTGCCCACACGCTTCAGGTCGTTGATTTCAGCAACCATGATTTCGTTCACCATCAACTGGATGCCGGCCACGTTCTCAACGTCACCGAACGCCCAGCAGGTAGAGCCACCGTCTGAGAAGTTGCGCATGTGCACGAACGGCGAGAAGCGGTAGGCGTAAGGAATCTCACCTTCGAACAAGGCCTCTTCGGCATCGAGTTGGAAGATGCACAAGGTGCGTGACTTCATGTCGTAGAACTCAAACACTGTGCCGTACAAGAATGCCTCGGGCAAACCCTCAGAGCGCATCTCGTACTGGTCCATCGTGTTGCGGTCAGCATAGTTGGTATCGGCCTTAAGGTTCTTCACAGCCGACTTCTTGAACATTGGGTTAGCGCGCAGTTCCTCAAGCGGGAGGCGAATGCGCTGGCAGACCCAGCGGGCAGTATTGATACGGCGGGCATCGGCAGGTAGGAACATGTCGAACGGAGACACGTACTCAACATACGGCTCATCTTGCTCAACCATCTGCTCAGTCAAAGCGACGGCATCAAGAATCTCTTTTACCACAGTCTCATCCACTTGCAAGCCAACTTCATAGGCAGCAGCAGTGGCCTCGCTAATCATCGTCTGGGCGTCGAGCACCACATCCTCAGAAGCGCGGTCAACAGTTCTTTCAGTATAGGCCCAGCCAACCTTGGCAAAGCCGTTGCCGAGAATCACCATGTCTTGAGTCACATCGCGCAACACGCTCGTGGCATCGGCGCGGCGCCAGTAGTAGTCAAGCACAGCCTTCGCAACTGACCCATTGCGCTCAACAACGTTAGGGTCACCATCAACAGGGGTCACCACAAACTTCGGGTCGCGTGCAGCAATCGAGTTGATGAGCAACGTCAAGTGCGGAAGAAGCATGTTCACGGTTCGAAGGAACGAGCCAGGGATAGGGAAAGGCAAAATACGGTTCAAGTCAATCTGAGTCAGTTCACGCTGGGCGCCGGTACGGTACAGGGCTTCGAGCATACGCCAGTGTTCATGCGCCGGCTCCATGCGACGGAGTGCGTCGCGAATAGCAGCCTGCTTGTCTTTCAATGTGTAAGTGCTTTTATATTCTGCCACGATAACTCCTTGGTGTCTGAATCAATTCGGTTGCCATGACGAATGATTCCATCGCCTGGCGTTGCTGCTCTTCCTCCCTCGCTCTCATCTCGTCGCGGTCCTCACGGAACTTCGCGATGTTGATAGTGGTTTTGGGGGTCCAAACAACATCCTCAACTATAGCCGCGTCTGGGGAGGCCTCGGTATACTCTTCAATCAACACCCATAGACCAATGGCAAGCGACATTACCAAGTCGTCGTGGCACCCAACATCTGCGGCATAGCGAATGTTGCCGTTCGCGGTCTCTTGGGCTACGAACTGTCCAAGTTCTACACGCAAGGCAGGGTGCACTCCTTGCAAAATCGTGTCTTTGTCTTGCACCACCAGATACTTGGCGAGCCGGTCAATCACGGCACGGCGTCTATCAACCGTCATAGGGAACGCAAACAGGCGTGTGCCCCTTGATTTGCGCTGGCCGGCTGCAGTGTGAACGTAAGGGTTTGGATAGTCAAGGTGTTTATGCAGTTCGTTGATAGGAAGGGCTCCTTGACCACCTTGGTCTTCCACAGCCAACTTAGCAGCCCACTCACGACCAGAAAAAAACCGGCCCATCCGGTCCAAAGACGCGGCAAACTCGGTTGGGTGGATGATATTGCTGTGGTAGTACCCCACAATCTCGGGAATGCCCTCCTCATCGAGGGTCATAACGTGCGCGGTGGCGTAGTCGTTGCCTACACCTTGCGAAGGGTCGGCCCCAATCACGTAAAATCCCTTCGGGTCTGGTTCTAAGGTCGCCAAATGCAGCGGACCGTTCGGGTCTGGCTCGAAACCTATGGTAGAATCGGTGCGCCACACCAAATCACCGCGAAACGGGTAGGCCTGGTACTCAGATTCTGGTGGCAAGCCCACGAAACGGGGACGGCCTGACTCTCTGAACGCTTCTTCCTCTTGTTCAGGGTACTCTTGGAAGAATCTCCACGGCTGGTCAGCGAATTCCCGACGCTTCAGGTCATATTTCTGGCGGCACGGGGTCTTCTCACCGTCGTCACCGCTACACCAGTTGCAATGTGTGCCGCATTTCATGAACGGAGACACCATCCAAGGCTTAAAGAACGACACAAACTGGCTTTCCTTCTTCTGTGCGGCCCTATAAGTCTTCGCAAAACGGTTGTACGCGCCTCGCGCGGTGCTCACAATCATCATCGAGCCACCCGCGTCCGTCGTCGGGAGCAGTGTGCGGAGCACATCTTCCTGCAAACTGGCTGGTTCGACAAGGGCGGCCTCGTCCCACAGCACAAAAGTAGCGGTTTCACCCGCGAACACACCGTTCGTAGCAGGGCTGGCCTTCAAGTTTGACACCATGCCGTCGTTAAACTCGAACGAAATACCCGTAGACGAGTCGTTCTTGATGTTCGGGCCACGCTCTTTCATCCAAGCCGGCAAAAACTGGTACGCCAAGCGGGCCTGGGCCAGGTTCTTGTTCGAAGACTTCTGAGTTTCTGAAACAATCAGGATGGTTGCACCAGGTCGGAACAAGGCAAGCCACAACGCATGGGCCATGCCAAGGGTAGTGAACCCAATCTGACGGGCTTTAAGCGCAATCACGAAGCGGTTAGTCTTAGTCAAATCGAGCAACTCGTTTTGGTAGTCGAACAAATGGAACTTGGTTCTGCCCCTTGCGTCCTCCATCGACGGAATCCACACATAGTTGTTGATGAAGTAGGACTCATCTTGCGCACAACGGCGCCACTCCAACTCGACCCACAGGCGGTTCAGTTCTTTCTCGCGCTTGTTAGTCATTTTGGATTTCCTCTGCTTTATGCATCGTCGGCCAATAATCAAGATGCCACACAACCGCAACCTTATCGCTCAACTTATGGCAGCGCCCACCACACCAACATACGATAGGGGCATCACCATCAAAATCCTCATGCTCCAACCTGACAGCACCGTACCAGTACTGCATGTGCTTTTGCTGACCTTCGCCAGGGTTCTCGTTGAAAGCATGCAAGACAGTAATCATCACGGGGCCTCGCATTGCCACCCCATAGCACGCAACTTCTCAGCCACTACATCAGGCCCCACCGCCACCAGTGCCTGGCCAATCAGGTCCTCCAGGTCCATGCCGGCTAAGTCAAGGGAACGACTCGCGGCCTCCTCCTCTACGAACGGCTTGCCGTAAGTTTTGAAGTACAAGTCCAGATACTTTGGATTGCCCGATTTAGCGCCCTCTACGAGCGCAGCCTTCACAATGCGGTAGTCGCCCTCATCACCTTCTGGAAGGGCCGTAGGAGGCGTTGTAGGGGCCTCTGCGGGGCCGTTAGCCTCCAACTCAGCCTTGCGCTCAATAAACTCTGGTAGAGCCTTCCAGCGGCGCAATGTGCGCGTCGTGAGACCATTCTTCGTCGCCCACGCAGTCTCGGTGTCAATGCCGCCTCGTTCAGAGACAGGCTTCAACGACCAAAGAATGAATGCGTCCCATTGTTCGTTGACTGGTTTAAACATACTGCACCTCGTGGTTAGGGTATACAGCAAACGGCATGGGCCGAGAGCATATGACCACAGTGCTCACCGTTGGGGGTGACACACCGCACCCAACAGACAGACTCCGGTAACCAGTAGCCGGACTCCGTATCGGCCCCTTTAGGGGGCCGATTCCGGTTACCGGTAACCGGACCCCGTTCCCTGGGCTTTATATATAGCCGCGAGTGGGGAATTTTTTTCCCCACTGTGACAAGAGTCACACCCTGAGGGTATACAGCAGGTTCCCAGGGGGCCAGAACCGTAGTTTCAGGGTCGCACTTGGGACACTTGGGTGTAGCGGAAATCACACCACCAGTTTCCGCTGTACACCCCCTATAAGTCCGCCGTATGTCCGTAGTTCGCGGTTTGCCGTGTCCGCCTCCAAAATCGAACAAAAAATACCGCTCGGCCAGTATATATATATGAGCGCGCGCGCATGGGGGGAGCCAGGGGGCCCTGCTGCCGGTTGCCGTGTTGCCTGTTGCCCTGTTGTCTGGTGCCTGTGTCGGGGGCGGGGGACAGGGGCGGGGGGCGGGGGTGCTTGGGGTCCTGTCTTACGACAGCATGCATAAGTATGCACGCACTTGCATAACTATGCATATGCATAACTATGCACAGGTATGCATGATTATGCAAGAAACAGGTGTGACACATGTCACAGGTCACCTGCTTGCATCGGGGCAACGGGTCCGGACTGTTACCAGGTTGGCCAGAGTGCGGGCGATTGGGTGCACTCTACCTGTACAGGCCATCGGGGGACAGGCAAACCTTGTTACAGTCCGGACCAACAGACCCCCTGTCAAGTAGGTTAGGTGTGAAATATGTCACACAAAAATCTTGGGGACCTACTTGACAAATGCACCGTAAGTCCGGACAGTCTTACATGTCAAGACAAGCCAAGCCGAAAGGCAAAGGTAAAATCTTGGTAAGAATGTAAGGACCTACTTGACAAACGGTAGGTAGGTCCGGACAGTCTATAACACCGGCGCATCGGCGGACCCGATGCAACAAGTCCAACACACACAGTGAGGTAACACACATGGACACACAGACAGCAACGGATGCCACATTGGCACCCACAATCGACGCCTTGCACCAAGCATGGCATGAGGCCGAAAAGGTGGCCGCCGAAAACGGCATCACCTTGCCGCCCGTCATCATCACGGTGCAACGGTCCAAGAAATCATATGGCCACATCACCACGGGTAACACATGGCAAGCCGACGGCCAAGGCCGCTTAGAGGTCATGGTATCGGGTGAGAACCTTGCACGCGGTGCGCGCGATGTATTCGGCACCGTATTGCATGAGGCGGCGCACGGCGCCAACATCGCACGCGGCATCATGGACTGTGACCAAAACCAACGCCATAACAAAAAGTACAAGGCCGCCGCCGAACTGTTCGGTCTTGCCGTGGAACAGATGGGCCGCTACGGGTACGCCAAGACAACGGTGACGGACGAAACGGCGGAACGCCATAAGGCCATCATCGCCACGCTTGACGCGGCCATCAAGGCCGCCGCCATCACGCAACCCGCAACCAAGAAACCCGCACGCGACAAGAACAACCCAAGCGCCGTATGCGATTGCGGCAACAAGGTGCGCGCATCGCGTGAGGTCCTTGCACAAGGGATTACTTGCAACACATGCGGCACACAGTATGAGGTGCGCTCATGATATGGACAGAGGCGCCAAGCGCAACCTACACAGCGCACGGTGCGACGGGTATCCGATACACCATAGTGGGTAATCGGGGTGGTTCCTGTCTTACGGCAGAACAACCCGATGGCACGGCCATCAAGGTCCGCGCTGGCCGGAACGGCCTGACCCTGTGGGCCTGTTGCAACAACATCCTGGACGCGGTACTCACCCTACAAATGCACGCCGCAATGATAGACAAGCGACAGGTAGAGGGGGTGACAAAGTCCTGACTTACGACAGGTAGGCAGGTGTGACGGGTACCACACCTGACCTACTTGACAAACGGTTCCCTGTCCGGACAATACAGGGGGTGCCGATGGCCAAGGGCCACGGTGGTTCAAGACCACACGGCACACGAACGGGGGCCACCGTCGTCCAACAGGTGGCAAGTCCAACACACACACATACGGAGGTATGAAATGGACACACAGACAGATACGGAGGCACAGACAGTGTCACCAACCACAACCCGCGCGGCATTCCACCGCGCTGGCAAGCGACTGGCAGAGCAGGGCATCCTGTTCCACATGTCGCAACCAACATGTTGCAGGTCATGCGCAGAGTTCCTGACTTACGACAACAATACCGAGGCACAACAGACGCCATCCGTTTTCGGGTTTCGGATTGACGGCAAGATGAACGACCGCCGCATGTTCTCATCGTACTGGCACAGAGACTGGCCCGAATACCTTGGATGGGAGAACGAGAGCATGCCCGAGGGCGAGTTCCTGGTGGCCGTGGCCCGAGCGCTCATGGCCGAGGGATTTACGGTGACCATACCCGAGAACAGCCACAAGTCCATTACCATCCGATACAACAAGGAGGTAGAGTGATGACTTACGACAAGAACAAGAACCGACAGGTCCCCGATTGGGTGCGCATCGAAATCCGACACGACGAGTGCGCATCACTGGACGACTACGACGACGAGTGCATCACCGACGAGTTGTGTCGTAAGGTAGCAACCGAACGGTTGTGGTGGGTGGGCATCATCGTCCACGACGACGCGACCGAGGAAAGCGAGAGCCTATGGGGCATCGACACCGAGGAGATGTGCGAGACCCACGACGCCAACGCCAACTATGACCTGGACGAGCACGGTTGGGAGGTTGTGCAGGACCTCATCAGGGAACTGGCACGGGGCAGGCAGGACCGCCTTCGCAAGCAGGCCGAGGTGCTTCGCAAGCGAGCGCTGGCCTTGCAGTCCGAGGCCGACATGCTGGACATCGAGATTGTGGAGGTGGCATCATGACTTACGGCAGCATCAAGCCCGACCTTGGACCCCGAGCAGGGAGCAGGGTGCGCGTCATCGGAAAGGGATACGGTTCCGGCTGGCTGGCCACAGTGCTGGCCGTCGGACCATCCCGATGGGATGGCGGACTGGTATGGAAGGTGCAGTTCGACAACGGCAAGACGATTGCCAAACGGAGGCACCAAATACAGGTTGTGTCGTAAGACATGATGTGTGACAAAGTTCACACACAACCTACTTGCAAAACCGTGGCCACACCGGACTATCTTGTGGCAACCGGCGCACACAGCGGACCTGTGTGCAAGCAGTCCGAAAGGACACCAACAGCCCGAGAGGGCAGGAGACATACACATGCTACACAAAGTAGTAATCATCGACGCAACGCACGAGGAACCAATCACTTGGTCCCGTGAGGTGCGCCTCACATACCGTGGTGCATTGGTCACCATCGAACTCATCTACGAGGGAGAGGCCAACGGCTACGAAATCATCATCAAAGACATCGAGTGCTACGACGAGGACGATACGGAGAACAGCCGCATTGCAAATCTCATCGAGGACGAACTCATGTCGCTTGGACAATCTGGTCTGTACGAACTGGACGAACTATCCCGCAAGGCAGTGGAGGTGTTGTCATGACTTACGACAAGAACTATGGATTGTATGTATCCCTTGACGGTAACTTTGGATACACCGAGGACTTGGTGTTCGTGAACACGAGCACTTGGACCAAGGAGGACTTTGACGAGTTCGACAACTGGCTTGACGGCCAACGGTGGGACTTTGTTGCCACTGGCAAGGCCGCCACGGTTCGCCCGACAGAACATTCATGGGAGGTGGTATCGTGATATCAACCACAGCAAAAGCCAACGAGGTCTATGCACTGGCCCGCAAGCGAGCACGCATGGACTTGGAGGGCAGGGAGTTCCCGTCCCGTAAAGAGTACCGACAGGCAGAAGCCGAAATCATCGGACAGATACTGGATGGGTTTATCGCTCAACTCAATATACAAATCAATGGAAGTCTGTCGTAAGACAGCAGGGACCCGTCCCCCGCAAGGGGGGCTGGTTGCCACGGGAACAGTGGTGGTTGGTGTGTGTGCCGCTACTGTTCCCATGGGAGCCAACGTTCCCCGCCACACCGTCGGCCACGGTGTAACAATACAAGCAACAAAGGAGATACCCATGTCGGACAACGACAACACCAAACCACGACAACACCGAGGCAAGGCAGCATTCCACCTATTTGAGTTGGACACGCTGGCCACCACGGTTATCGCTGATATGACACGCCACGCTGTCGCATTGCGAGAGCAGGCAGCAAGGGCATCAACCGAGGAAGAGCGCAACGAGTTGCGTTATGAGGCGGAAGGTGTATACCACGAGACGCAGGGCGTCATCGAACGGACTTACGGCACAACCCGCAAAGCGGAGGAGGTCGATGCCTTGGTATACGCAGCCATCTCATCTATCAAGATGCCCGCCACTGAACTTGGGGACGATGTTCCCGAGGACCTGTGGTGATTACACAAAGGAAACCGGATGGTCCCCCCACAAGGGGGGCCATTCTTGGTTACTGTGTAAAGCGAGAAATCGAGAGGCGGTTGCCATCTGTCGTAAGGCAGGAAACCCAATGTTTGCAGGGGGTATACGGTGTTTGACATTACCGTTAGTGTGAATAAAGTCACACGCCTTGTGCAATCGTGGGGGAAACAGGCACAATGTCCCGACATGACCCACATACAGCGGACCGTCAACGGTAGTCCGGTTACCGGACGGCACCGCAGGTGCCGTACCGGATACCAGTTACCGGTTACCGGACCACGGACAGAAGTGACAAATGTCACACGCAACCTACTTGCATTCTGTCTACCCATCCGGACAGTAATCAAGACCAACGACCACAGACCACAGGAGGTACATTATGTTGGATAAACTATTGGAGCACAGAAGCAGTGCACCATACGACCCCGAGGCACCCGTTGTCAAAGAACTACGGCGCCTTGGATACATCGATTTGCACACCGCTGTCGATGAACTGGATGACATGACGGTTCGCACTGGCCGCGCACACTTGCGCTACCTTGCAGCCCTGTTGCCCGACCTTGACCGCACACGATTGTCGCTGGCTATCACCGCCATCGTGTGCAACGACCGCCTACCCGAGCGCGACATCCGGTTGATACTGGATGGCAGGTCCTTGCAGGACCCGACCCGCCGGACTAACGAGGTTCCGATTGAGGCCATCCAAACCGTGGGGCGCATGTTGTCCCAAGGCCGTGGCATCCGAGAGGCAGCCCGTGCCGCCCGTGTCGGCAAGAACACTGTCATGGCCATCGATAACTTTCTTGGACTTACGACAGCATACCAAGACAAGGTGTTGGATGACGCCATCATTGCAGTGCGTGAGGGTTGGAGCGTTCGTGAACTTGCGGCCACATCTGACCTGTCCAAATCACAGGCACACCGACTGATGCGGAAGGCCCGTGAAGTCCTTGTTGAAATCGGGGAGGTTGCACAATGACCATCGAGCGTACTGAACTTGCGAACCGTGAGTACAAGAGCATCGTGAATGCGCAGCACCCAATGGTGGGACTTGCACAGGCCATGGTGGATGCCATCGCAGCAGGCAATGAAGCAGAGGTGGCCCGTATCAAGGCCATCTTGCGTGCCCGTCAAACATGGAGGCAGTCATGACCCCTATCGAAATGTTTAGTAAGTGGCTGTCGAAGCAGTCCGACGAGACCTTGGAGACCATCTTGATTTTGTGTGGTGTTGGGTTGGTCATGCTTGCTTTGTATGTCTTGATTACCATCGAGGGTGATGGCTACCGGATTATCCGCAGACGGAGGTGGGACAAGTGAGCGCAGTACTGTTGATTACATTCTTGGCCCTTGCATTCTTTGCACAATATTCCTGTCGTAAGGCAGATGGCAATACACAGAAGGGTGTTGATGCATCGGTGAAGGCCGCAGCATGGGGTGTGCTTGCACTTGTGGCACTGGCATACTTGGTGGGGTGGGCGTGATGGCAAAGAAGGAAACGACCGTTGAGTACACCCGCAAGATTGCTGTGGCCATGGGCCTTGGTGGTTGGGTGATTGAGGAGACGGCTGACCCAGCGAGCGAAGGGTGCCTTGCCGAAATCGAACCAACCTATGGGCAGCGCCATGCGAAGTTGTCTTTGTGCAAGGAGTGGGATGAACTACCAAAAGAGGAGCAGCGCAACACCATCGTGCACGAGTTGGTGCATGTTGCTTTGGCATCCTTGACACAACTGTCTTACGACATCGTGGAGTCCCTTGACGAGGGTGCTGTGAAGGCATCGCGCGCAGCGCTGAACTTGGCAGAAGAGTACGTAGTTGATGCTATCGCAGAGGCGTGGGCACCATACATGCCACTCCCAGGGGGTGGGGTGTGACCGTCAAACAAGATGACGCAGTATCGGCACGGCAGGGAGCATGGCACCAGTCCACCTTGTCCACCATTCACGATTGTCCAAGGCGTTGGTTCCTGACTTACGAACTTGGTTTGCCTGACCCGAGCGGCGAAGCCGCCCGTGTTGGCACATCTATTCACGCAGCGGTAGAGTTGCATGAGAAGAACCGAATGGTTGGCAAGAGCACTGACATCGACGCCATGGTTGAGGCCGCTATTGCAGAGTTGGGTGAGGATGAGCACGAGTTGCACGAGAAGGCCGAGGCTGGCATCAAGCACTGGTGGAAGACGAAGATGAAGGACAAGTCAATGTCGCACCGAGACTTTGTGATGCAGTTCGAGCCGGTTGCTATTGAACCTTACTTTCGTGTTCCCCTTGTTGAGGGCGCACTACCTATCGCAGGTTGGATTGATGCTGTGTACAAAGACGAGGCAGGTCTTTACAAACTTGTCGACCTTAAGACAGCAGGTTCTATGAGCCGATGGAAGGATGACGGTGAGGGCAAGAGGCATCAAGCAACCATGTATGCTATTGCTTTACAACTCTCTGACATTCTTCCCGAACCGATTGATTACTTCCCCGAGATGACATACACCATAGTGAAGCCAGGAACTGGTGGCGAATGCGCGAAGCGCGTGAGCGTTTACCCTGACTTTGTAGATGTTGCTGTCTTAGGGCAGAAGATTCGAGAAGCGGAAGCCATTGTCTTGGCTGACCAGTTTCCACGCAATCCGTCGTGGATACTGTGCAGTGAGACATGGTGCCCGCACTATCACAAGTGTATGGTGACTGGTGAATACGCAGGACGGCCAGTCACTGTACGAAAGCGGGTTGTCCCCAAATGACCCGCATCCATAGGACAGTCTTGCATAGTTGCATAACCCGAGACCACAGGAGGTACATATGAGCAACACCAAAAAGTCCGCCAACACAGAGGCGGCATCGCAATACCACATCGAAGATGATGTGGCCATCATCACTGACACCGCAGGAGTTCGCTCCGTGTCTGTGTCAATCACGCTGAGCACCAAGGCACTTGGCGCAGATGCGTTCATCAAGTTGGAAGAGACCTACGACTTCGGCCACGGCGTCAATGACGGCGAAGCAGTTGTCCGTCGCTCCAACATGGTGGATGTTCTCCGCGACCAAGTTCTGGCCGAGGCGAAGAACCTTGTCGATGCAGTCCGCGAAGAGATTGCAAATACGCCCAAGGGTTCTGTCTCCGTTCATGCCGTAAGTCCGGCACCAGCACCAGCCGCTGCCGCAGGCACGGTCGCACCAGCGTTCTCTGGCCCACAGGCCACAGTCGCTGTCGCCAATGGCGCAACTCCTGCACCGCAGGGTGGCGCACAGTGGATGAGCGTCCCGTCCAAGTTCGGTGATGGCGAACTTCGTTTCATCACCACTGTATCATACCCGACTTCCCAGTTGGAAGGCGAGGTCGCTGGCTGGCTCCGCAACCACGGACTCAACCCTGATGCATTCAAGGTGTGGGACAACCGCCCAGGACAGAAAGGCTTGGAGGCTGGCATTCCTAACGGATGTGTGGCCGCTGTCAAGATTGCAAAAGATGCACAGTCTTTTGTCTCTGGCGACATCGCAAACCAAGCGATTGCCCGTGTCAAGTTCAACTCCAACGGCAGCCTGTACATCTGGCTTACGAAAGAAGCAGATGCTGCGCTCAAATACGGGGCGCTCAACGGCGTCAAGTTGGAGGCCTGACATGGTGCATGACTTGCTACTTGTGCCGGACCTACCGGACGAAGACGAGATTCAAGAGGGCGTTGAGGGTTTGGCGTGGGAACACGCCACCCTCTATGCTCACCTCTCTGACATCGAGTTGGGCAGCGAAGAGTTTGTCTCTTTGCACAAGGACTTGTTGAGCCGCTATCGCATTGCCGGAAACCATCTTGCGTTCATCCAGCACAGCGCTATGCGCCTCATTCAGGCCTTGCTTGAAACCAACCGCATCGCCCTTGTCATTGGAAAAGATGATGATTCGGAAGATGTGTCTACGACCATTACCTACCTTGGACATGTGGCCACCTCATGTCTGATGTGGATGCATTCAGCATACCCCGAGCAGTGGATTGATAACACCGCTTGGGAGCACCTGACCGACGAGGCCCGTGGCGTCGAGTTCAGTATCAACATTCCCAACGGAGGGGAGAAAGATGATGACGACAGATGAGAACAATAATGTGTACACCGACGGACTCATGGATGAGGACTTGTGGGCAGTAACTTTGGAGAGAGCCGAGGAGGAGAAGCCGAAGCCGCGTTCACAAATAATGCGAGCAATCGAGCGCAACTTCGAGGAGGACCCAATGGTGGAGGAGGAACGCCCCCGTTTCAAACTCCTCACGCGTGCGGAGTTGCATGCGATGCCGGACCCAGAATGGGTCGTGCCCGAGGTGCTGGCGGCAGATTCGTTCGCAGTACTCTTCGGTGCGCCAGGTGCCGCCAAATCGTTCGCGGCGTTGGACCTTGCTTGCTCTATCGCTTCCGGCTACACCTTTCACGGTGCTCAGGCCAAGCGAGGACAGGTTCTAATCGCCGTAGGCGAGGGTCTTCGTGGGATGAAATGGCGTGAAGAGGCTTGGAGCCTTGCTCACTCCGACGCAAGTAAGGAGATGCTGGACCAGAACCTGCACATCCTGCCCCGCGCAGTGCATCTGTTGGAGGAGAAAGAAGCAGACATGCTTATCAACACCGCAGAGTATTTGTCTAACACCAGCGATGAACCGTTGCGGCTTGTAGTCATTGACACCTTGGCACGAGCCATGGTTGGTGGTGATGAGAACAGTGCAAAGGACATGGGCATGGCCGTTGATGTGTGTGAGCGTGTGCGTCAAGCCACTGGTGCTACTGTCCTTGTGGTTCACCACTCAGGTGTAGAAGGTACGCGTGAGCGTGGCTCTACCTCTTTGCGTGGTGCAGCCGATACATCTATCATGATGCAGAAAGATGAGAACAGCAACATCATTACTTTTGCACCAAAGAAGATGAAGGATGCAGAGACACCAGCCCCGCGCCAGTTCGTCCTGTCTCAGTACGGACACAGTGCAGTGCTCTTGCCACATGATGGCGATTACCGTCCCACTGGCGTGTATCGCAAGAAGCAATCAGACTTCCAGTGGGGGAGGGACCCGTTCTAATGGAACGCTACTACCAACCAAAACTATTCGATGACCGTGCACCTGAACAAAGGTTGTACGAAACAATAACCAAGTACACGGAGGTGACAAAATGCAAGGAAGATACCACGAACTCGAAGGGATGGACCGCTACGGTGAAAACTCTTTGGCTGGCGATTTGGCAGAATCGAAAGTAACCCAAGTGCTCGCAGCCATGGACAGACCTGTTGTAGAGTTTGGCCCCAAGAGGGTTAGCACCAAGCGTGCACAGCACACCACATGGACCAGAGAAATCCGACATGCCCCTGACTTCTTAGGATGGGGCCGGTTCATCGAGGTGCAGGGAAGTGACGGTGAAACCGTCATCTTCAAGCAAGAAAAGACGGAGGCCCTGACATGGTGGGACACCATCATGCCTGTGTTTTACGGCATCTATTTGCAAAAGCAGAACGAGGTTTTGTTCTGTGACCTTGAGACCGTCATGTGGGCTATCTCACAAGAGGGAGTAGAGGAGATTACATTGGATGCCGATACTCGCAACCCTAAGACAGCATGGATTGTGCCAGTCAGTGTGTTGTTGGAGCGCCAGACAACCGATGCTTTTGCTTCCACGAAAGCCGCCAAGGGTAGGAAGAAGAAGGTGTAGCCATGCCAAAGTACGATTATCACTGCCGAGAATGCCAGACATGGGAAGAAGTTGAACGCTCTATCCATGCACCTGACGAACCAATCTCCTGTCCTAAGTGCGAAAAGGAGATGAACAAAGTCTATGGCCCAGTCGGTGTGTTGTTCAAGGGCAGCGGGTTTTACAAGAACGATAAGAATCCGCAGAGCGGAAACTTCTATCCAGAGAACGGGAGTACACTATGAGCAAGATGCAGACAGGTGGCTCCAAGAAGAACTGGTCGTTCGACCCAGCCAGCGTGGATAACATCGCACCTATAAGAGATGCGCTTGTTCACCATGACCAGTACTTTGCCGAGGAGACCGACAACTATAACACCTTGGCAATAGTCATGGAGAAGATTGTACAAGATTTACCGGAAGAACTTCGTGAGCCTGTACATCTCGTCCATCTGGAAGGCAAGACCTTCAGAGCAGCAGCCAAGATTCTTGGCATAGACCACAAGACAGTTAAAGCCCGCGTTGATAGGGGTGTTGCCTTACTTAAGTCAAGACTCGTAGACAGCGTATGGATAGCAGAAATGCTACGAGGCTACATACCACAAGATGAGATTGCACACGAGCGTTCAGCGCAAGGGGGCAAGGTCGTCAACATTTTAAACACCCTTAAGAGGAATGATGAACAAGAATAAACGACAAGGCACAGCCTTTGAAACATGGACACGCAAAGCGCTCAACGCGCTCGGTATTCCAGCGCGACGCCTTGCAGAAGGCGGAGCATATGATGAGGGCGACGTCGAAACATACCTTGACCACCCGACACAGCGTTGGGTGGTGGAGTGCAAGGCCACCAGCAGCCTGAACGTCCAGAAGATTCTGGGCAAGGCCCGCCGCAAGGCGGGTGGTGACCCTGTGGTTGTAGTGTGGAAGAGACTTGTTCGAGTCCACGGAAAGAAGTTGCGCCAGCCTGTAGAGGGCGAGCGCATTGTAGTTGTCCTTGGATGGGATGACTTTGTTCGCCTATTGACGAACGCCGCCCCCACTGGCGACCTTGTGGACCCAACACCTGACACCGAGGAGGAACAGGCATGATTACCCAAGAACAGTTTGACACCATTGTAAAGCAGGCTATGGCCGGCGAGGCCATTCCGGCAGAGCAGTCTTTGCTATTGATACAGACGATAGCAGAACTTGAACAACGGACCAACATGGCACAAGGTGTTGTAGAGTTTGTGCTCCACGGTGCAGAAGAAATCTATCGAGAAACTGCTGAGCGTGTCGTAAGGCAGTTGAACTTGCGAGACCATGCCAAGATAAAGCGCGTCCTTAAGATAGGAGAAGAGGCGGCAGCGAACCTTACAGCAGCGGCACAACTATACATTGCACAGTTGTTTTTGCAAACGCAAGAATCAGCAGTCAGTGATGCGGAGCCAAGTGTCCTCGACGACGGCGCGACGGCATGACCAGTCAGTCTCGGCAACCACAGAATCTCCGTCTACTCTGTAGCGGAGACCTTGTGTTCCAAGGTCCTGTACGATGGAGGGGAGAACCTCGGCAACACTTGAGTCGGACAGGTAAGCCTGTTGCAAAGCCTCGGAATAAACAATCCTAAGGTTTGCATCTGAAGTAACTTCAGCAGATTCAGGCGCAAGCATGTCAAGCATTTCATGTGCCTGTGTTGCTGCTGCAATAGTAAGAGTGCCCACAATAAGGGCGGTGGCGGTGGCTTTCAGCATTCTACCTACCGTAGTGGCAGGATGCTATCGCCCAAGTCCTTTGGCAATATCAGAGAACTTCTTTTTCTTGCGCTTGCCCACCCGTTCCGGCAGTTTGCCGTAGGCGGAGGCAGGGGTCTCCTTGGCGAAGCGCTTGGCTACCTTGGGTTCCTGTGAATACAGGTATCGCTGCTGTGCTTTGGACTTAAAAGGCATAGGGCTGTCCCCCTTGGGCTGCTGCTATACGACGAAGAACTTCCAAGTTGCGTGCTCGCTCAGCCTCGCGCGCCATATTGCTGGCTGAGCCAATGTTGAAACCACGGCCCAAGAGCATCTGTGAACCGGCATTAGCGGCATCCAGAAGTTGAGCGGTCTCGGCTGCACGGAATGCGTTAAGCGCATTCGTGCCACGGGAGGTAAGCATGCCTGCATCAACCAGTCCAGGAATGCGGGATACTACTCGACCACCAATAGGTGATGACTTAAGTACGGTACTACCAACCTTAGCCCCTTTAAGAATGTTGCCACCAGGGATAACTGTGGAGCCAAGTTCAAAAGCACCAGCACCAAGGGACTTCAGCATCTTGCTGAACTCCCCCTCGTCTGCGTACTTAAGTGCGCGCTTAAAGTCATCGACGCCCAGCAACTCATTGAGAATCAGGTTGCGTGTGAACGGCACAGCCATACCCAGAGCACCAGCACCACCGATAGCCAAGCCCTTTTTGCTTGTGGCTCCGCTCAGTTTCTTAAGAATGTCGGTCGTGTTCATGTCTGCTCCTACTTATAGCCGTCAGTGGGGATTACCACTTTACCTTGTCTGCCCAGTATGCCGCCGACATGCGCCCCTTGGCGATGTTGCTGGCATGGCGGGCCTTAAACGATTCACGCCTCTTGCGGTACGAGGCTGATTCTCCTGCCTTACGGGGGCTGCCGGATACGCCCTGCTGGCCGAACCTGATGGTCTTTACCTTGTCGCCCTCCTTGGCCACAACGATGTGGCTCTTGGTGGGGTGCGACGGGGTGCGCTTCGGCTTATTAAAGCCAGAGACGCCGGCCATGCGCAGGAGTGCCTGTTTACGTGCGGGGGTCATGCCATTCCCCTCCCACCGCGACCAGCGCGGTACATAGTTTCTGCGGCTTTGATTCTACGGGCCAATGGTTGACCTTCGGCCATACCAGCCAACATCTCAAGCAGTGCATCCACATTGGGGCTACTATAAAGTCGGTCAACTGCAAGGATATCCTCGACGGTAGCGGGCCGTAGTTGATTAATCATCTGCATGAATGGGCCTTGCTGGTCGGGTAGTATCAAACCCATACGCTCTTGAAGTGTGCGGCCAAAATTGAGTGGGCTGGTGAGTATGCGGTACTGCTCGGGGGTTATGACGTCTGAGACTATTTCGGCTCGCACGGCATCCCTCGCGGCACCACTCGCGGCAGAACTCGGTCTGGTACGCGCGGCCTTGTCTGCGGCATACCCCGCGGCAGTCCTCGCGGCATCCATCGCGGCATCCCTCGCGGCACCCCACGCGGCCTGCGATGCGACACTCCACGCGCCAGCATCCGCGGTATTCCACGCCTCACCACTCGCCCGCGCCGCATCGTCACTCATCGTGGGAAGGAAGTTCAACAACCCACGAACCTGTGCCGCATTCGGACC